ATCGTACATGACGGGCGCATGAGGCGAACATGTGGTTCTGCGCCCATGGCCACGGTCTTTCCTCTTCATCGTAGGGCAAGAATACCTCTGCTGAAAAGGCAGTACGAATCGTGTCGATTACCGGATGATGGGCGTGGTCACGGAACCCTATCTGGTTGATCGCCACGACCCACTTGTGCGGACGATCATTCTTCAATTGTGCAATCCATTGCGCGTTCTTGATCGCAAGGTCTGCGTCTTTGTGACACATCGAGTAAACTACGAGCATGGGTGTTGCAGAGCGGGCATAAGACCGTTAAGGAGTGTTCTCGTTCAATCAATTTTGGCCAAGATCATCACATCAAAGAACAGGGCGCTCCGTACCTACGATTACCCGTTCAAGGTCCAGCCAACGAATCAGTTCGAGATAGAGCTGTTCATGTTCTCGCTGAAATGGCCGGAGAATTACAGCGGCCAGACACGGGACCTGCATTTCAAGAATGCCATGTCCATGGGCTACCCGTGGATCTATCCCAACAACTGGCATGATTGGAACGAGCTTTGCCTGTGGGCGTGGTGTAACTACGACAACATCGGCATGACGGGATGTGGAGCGGCCCACAAGACGTTCACCTTCTCATTGCTAGCGTTTATCGAGTTCATATGCTCGCCGCATAACACGGCAGTCATCATGACTTCCACGACCGTACCGGCCCTGAAGACCCGTCTCTGGCCGCGCTTCAAGGACCTGATGCATCTGACGATTCCCAACGGGGATGGGTACGTGCGGGCGCCTCTGCCTTTCCATGTGCAGGAGAGTAAGACGATGATCCAGGCCAAGGAGGGAGACGATGAACATTCCATCCGTGCCGTTGCCGTTGATAAAGGAATGGTTGAAAAAGCCCTGGGAAAGATCATCGGAAACCATCCCGGTCGTGTTGTGATGGTGGTGGATGAGGCAGCCCAGACTGAACAGGCAGTATTCGAGGCCAAGAACAATCTCGCCATCGGCACGAGTTACTTCCGCTTCGTTGCCATTGCTAACGCCATCAGCCAGTTCGACAGCCACGGAAAGTTCTGTGAGCCAAAGAATGGATGGGGAACGATCAGCGTGGCTGACGAGTGGTGGGAGACAAAGAACGGCATCTGTCTGCACTTCGATGGATTGAAGAGCCCGAACGTGAGGCTTGGCGAGAAACGCTACCCAAAGCTGTTTGGGACCGAGGACATCGAGCGTATCCGCAAGGACGCAGGCGAAGACAGCCTTGCGTGGTGGAGTCAGGTCAGGGGCTTCTGGCCACCCACTGGAATCAGCAAGACCGTACTGGACGCAGCTACGATTATTGCCGGTAAGGCGAAGGATAAGGCGGTATGGCAGACTGGATTCAGGACTATCTGCACGCTGGACCCAGCCTTCACCACGGGCGGAGACCGCTGCATTCTCCGATTCTTCAAGATCGGCAAGTACATCGACGGGATATTCGGAATGGAGCTTTCCGAATTAATAGAGATAAGGCTGGATGCAGGCGGAAACGTGCCAATCAATTACCAGATCGCCCTTCGCGTGAAGGAGGAATGCGAGAAGCGCAAGGTAACTCCGGGGGACTTTTCCGGTGACTCTACGGCAGCCTCTGGACTCTTCGACATCATCAGCCAAGTCTGGAGCCCGGACATCAGGCGCGTACCATTCGGAGGAAAGGCCAGTGAACGTGCCATCGGCTTTGGAGACCAGAGGAGAGCCTGTGATGTGTACGCCAACCGGGTCACGGAGTTGTGGTTCTCCTTCCAAAAGATGGTCGCTGCTGGCAGGGCAAGGGGACTGGACGATGCCACTGCCGCTGAGTTCTGTACCCGTGAGTACAAGCTGATGGGAGAGCGGCTGATGCTGGAGACCAAGGCCGACATGAAGAAGCGTACGGCAGGGACCAGCCCTGACTTGGCAGATCCGGTAGCCATCGCTGCCGACTACTTTCGTGACAACGCCGAGAAGGACAGCAACCAGCAGGCAGCGGTCGTGGATGACTGGCAGAAGACTGCTGCTCAGTATGACCGGCTCTACCAAGGAGGTTACAAGGCAGCATGAAACAAGAGCTTCGCCAAAAGCATACCCATCCACCGGGAGGCTACCGTGCCCGCTGCCCACACTGCTCTTTCTGGATAACCATGGGCAGCTACAACGACATGCGTGATGCTGTAGCCAAGCACAACGTCGCCAACGACCACGAGGAGTGGGATTGGGAAACGGCGATGTGCAAGATGATGCCGCCCGGTATCTGCATGTACGAGAACGGTGCAGACCCATTCGGGATTAACTGCCAGATGGACCTTGGTACTGCTGCTGCCGGAACAGTGGCCATTGCCGAACTGACCGCTCGATACGCCCTGGGGATGGAGTATCTGGTCGAGCAAGAGGAAGCAGAGAGAAGGGCTGCCATCTGCTCTGGCTGCCAGTGGAATATCTCCATGGCGGGTTGTCAGACCTGTGGTGCTGGTGACGTTGTGCGGGCTGCTGTGAGCCGGATTATCGGTGACAAGACTACCAGTGCAGACCAGTACCTTGGAGGCTGCTGTGGCTGTCACTGCTCGCTAAAGAGCATCGTCTGGGTCAAGGGCAGCATCCTGAAGAAGGGATTCACGGATGACCTGAGAGAGAAGACGGAACGACTCCAGCCGCACTGCTTCAAGCTTCAGCTATAGCGGATGTAGAAATTTGAGTATCCTCTCCTCAGAATCTCCACCCGAAAGTGACCTGTCGATAATGTCATCCACTGCCAATGTGAGGACACCTCCACGAATCGAGCATCAAGTTGTCGGAGCATTGATGTTATTTGCACTGACAATTCGTGGCACGCCTCGTGAATATGCAACCCGTCAGGCAGAGAGCATTCGGCAGTCTCGAAAACCACAATGTCTGAGTTCTGTGGAAGTATAATTGGTGAACGGCAGTACGAGCACGAGCCTTCTCCTGTCGGAGCCCCGCAGTTCGGGCACTTGGGGGATAGGACCTGCAACTGGCTCAACGGGACCAGTGACAGGAGGCTGGAAAGAAAGGCGCGACGCTCCATGCCTGACAAGACAGCATAAGTCCCACAGCGTTCAATCATTGCCTTTTCCACAGGAACTGCCATACACGCCAGATGCTCGACCTAGAAAATATATCCCCAGACGGTAAGGTTCCAACGAGCAGGATCAAGGACGCACAGAGCGCCCGCACGATATACTCATCCCTCCTGCGGGACGATGAACTGAGCAACTACGAGCGGGCACAGATTCAGGGGATGATTGACGGGAACGCCCCCTACAATGAGGGGGAACTGAAGCTGCTCAACCAGTCAGGAAGGACCAACGTCAACTGGGGAGAAGCTGGCAACCGGATCGAGCAAGCAAGCCTCCCCCACTACGACATCGTTACCTCAGTCCCGCAGTTCGCCACGATCACCACGGACTACGGCGGTCCTGTTGCAAGTGCTGAGTACGGACGGATTATCTCTGAAGAGTTCCACCAGATGCTGGAGGATTGGGATGAGTTTCTCGATCAGGTCCAGCTCCACCAGAGCCAGCTCGTCATCCACGGTATCGGACCCATCTTCTGGAGGGATGACAAAGACTGGAAGAGTCAAGCCTTGCTGCGCCGGGACATGCTCGTTCCGTCTAACGCCAAGGCCAGCCGGAACCGGCAGAAGGTCGTATTCATCAAGGACCAGATGGAGGTCGATGAGCTATACGGGTTCATCAAGAAAGAGCAGGTGGCCAAGGCTACCAAGTGGAATGTCGAGCGGTGCAAGGTCGCCATCCGCAACGCTGCCGTGGACATGGACGACCGTTCCCGGAACTGGGAGTGGTGGCAGCAGCAGCTAAAGGACAACACCTACTACATCAGCTACGCCAAGACCAATCGGGTCAACGTCATCCATGCCTTGGTGAAGGAGTTCGATGGAAAGGTGAGCCACCACATCTTTACCCGCGACCCACTAGGAGAAGGACAGGACGGATACCTGTTCAGCAAGGTAGGCCGGTTCTCGGACATCAACCAAGCCATCTGGATGTGCTTTGACGGCATCGGCAACGGGGACTTTAAGAGCGTCCGTGGACTGGGCTGGAAGGCTTTCAAGTTCGGTCAGGTCAGCAACCGCGCCAACAACACCCTGTGGGATAACGTCATCCAGAGTAACTGCGTGATGTGGCAGGGGCAGTCAGCCACAGACGTGCAGAAGTTTGCCGCCATCGAGATTGGTCCCAACCGGATCATCCCTCCCGGCTTCCAGGCGGTGCAGATCCAGATGGGCCGGTCCATTGCCGATACCATGCTGGCCATCCAGCACTTCCAGTTGATGGGGGACAACCAGTCCGGTCAATGGAGGGCGGATTCAGGGAGCAAGGGCAACCCCGAAACAGCAGAGGAGATTCGAGCCAAACTTGGAGAAAAGGCCAAGCTTAGTAGCAGCAAGGCGGAGCGGTACTTGAATGATCTGGACCGATTCTACTACGAGACTTTCCGCCGTGCCAGTAACGTGAAGCTGATCAAGGATGTGGACCCCGGAGCCAATGAGGCCAAGGAGTTCCAGCAGAGGTGTATCGACCGTGGCGTACCGGCTGCACTGTTTGAGCGGGACCAGAAGGGCAACCTAAAGAACATCACGTCAGTCAAGGCTACCCGTTCCATCGGTGCAGGCTCACCAGCGGGACGTTCCATGGCGATGAATACCCTTGCTCCAATCGTGCTAACGAGAAGCCCGGAGGAGCAGCAGCGGACCTTTATCCGTGACTGCTTCCCCCTCCTTTTCCCTCTTTT